ATATAGAAAACTGCTGTTCATTGTTATATATTTGTTTGTGGAAATTCAAATATACACAATAAATTCAGTAGTTTTCTTCTTTTTCCTACAATCTTCTATCTATCACTCCATTTTTCGGAAGAACCAATCTTATGTCTTTCAGTCTCTATAAGATATGTATTGTCACTAATTTTACAAGTGATGTTTAATTTAATTGTAAGATTATGGCAAAACAAAGAGGTAGTCGTGTGACTGCTTATTCAACAAGCAATTATCGTGGTGGCAGGCGAGGTCTGACAAACTCTACTACGGGCAGGGTATCAAACGGCGGACGGTATATGAGCCGTCGGGGTGTATATGGGCAGGTACGTAGGTCTTTAGGTATGTCGGGCGGATGACAAAGTTATTATCATCTGTAGGCGCAATCAAGAGGGTAGCGGATAAGACAGATTCCGTTATCCTCTTCGACAGTACCGGTAAGGACAGTCTTGTGACGCTTGACCTTATCTATCCGTATTTCAAGAGAATTGTCTGTGTGTTCATGTACTTTGTCAAGGGGCTGGAGCATGTAGACCGTTATCTACGCTGGACGAAGGCCAGATACCCGAAAGTAGAGATTGTTCAGATACCCCACTGGAATCTGACGTACGTATTGCGTGGTGGTCTTTATTGCGTTCCTGATCCTAAGATGAAACTTCTCAAACTGAAAGACATTGTGTATGCCATGAGACTGAGGTTCGGTATACACTATGTGTTTTTAGGAATGAAGAAGGCAGATTCAATGAACAGGCGCCTGATGCTTATGACCTATCAGAATTGCGAGAACAACGGGCTTGTATACCCTCTTTCGGAGTGGACGCAGAAGGATATATTAGCGTATATGCGTCAGAATAACTTGCCACAGCCGATAAGGTATAATCCTGATAAACCATCTTCGGGCGTAGGGCTTAATCTTGACTGTTTCCTGTGGATGAGAAAGAATGCTCCACTTGATTTACAGAAAGTCCTGAAAACGTTCCCGATGTCGGAAAGAATATTGGACGAATATGATTATCAGCAAGGAAAGGAGAAAACAAATAAATGAGTGAGATTTCAAAATATATCAAGAGTACCCCAGTGGTACTGAACCGTTCGCAGATACACTTTGCATCCTATAATCCCCGTACAATCTCTGATGAGGGCCGTAAGTCGTTGAAGCGAGGGATAAAGAAGTTCGGTATGCTCGGCGGAATAGTAGTCAACAAGACTACAGGTTATACAATCGTTTCCGGCCACCAGCGTGTTTCTGTGATGGATGAATTGCAGAAGTACGATGAAAAGACAAAGGCAAATGACTATACTCTTCGTGTTGACCTTATTGAGGTTGATGAGAAGGGCGAAAAGGAGTTGAATATTCTCCTAAATAATCCTAATGCGCAGGGCGAGTGGGACTACGATAAGATGCGTGAACTTATTCCCGACATTGACTATAAGGACGCCGGCCTTAATGAGTCTGACCTGAGTCTGATAGGATGTGACCAGCTATTCAAGACCGAAGAGGAAAACAATATCTCTGATGAGATTGAGAAGATGCAAGAGCCTGTTAAAGAGCAGAAGGAACAGGAGAAGGCTGCAAAGGCCGAGCACATGAAGGCCGTCAAACAGGAGGTCCGTGAATCGGCAGACAAATCGGCGGCGAACATGGACGCATACATCATGTTATCCTTTGACAGCAATGACAGTAAGATAGCTTTTTGCAAGAAGTACGGTCTTGATCCTGATAACAAGTTTATCAAGGGCGAGGATTTCGACCATATCATTGATGATGTAATAGAAGGGTAAGAAGATTATGGCAAAACCACGGCATGATTATGACTCAAACGATTTCTACGAACTGATACGTCAGCTTGCAATGAACGGGTTTACTGATAAGGAGATAGCTCACCACCTTAACTTAGAGCCTGACACTTTCGGCGCAATGAAAAACGGAAGCTATGAGTCCTGGTCAGCAGCAAAAAACAGAAAACGTGGTAAGCGTATCATCGGGGTGTTGACATCCGCGCGCTCGAATGTAGTAGCCGGAGTGCGGAGTGCTTTTATCCGTTCAGCCCTTGGTGGCAAGATAATACATAGCAAGACGAAGAACTATGTCAGACAGAGATGTAAGTGTAATGGCAATGATCCGAATTGTCCCTATTGCGGTGGTACAGGGTGGATAACGCTTACCGATAAGGCTGTAGTGACGGAGACAGAGACGGAGCTTGCCCCGAATACTCGTGCGCAGGGCACACTCCTTTTCCATTATGATCTTGACTGGCGGAAGGTAGAAAGGAATCAGGATGAGGATGAAGATAAGAATAATATCAGTCATGGTGTAGACATCTCGAAGTGGATAGCCGAAGAGACGAAAGATACGGAGAAGAGCGATGATAAAGACGCATAAATGTTATTTGCCTTTGTATTCTGATAAGAAACATTTTATCATTCTTATCACTGGCGGACGTGGGAGCGGAAAATCCTTCGCCCTTTCAACCTTTGCCGAGCGCCTTACTTTTGAGTTGTTCAAGGATGAGTCAAGGAAGGTAGCAAGGAAAGTCGTTCATAATATCCTGTATACTCGTTATACGATGGTCTCTGCCAATATCTCAATTATTCCTGAGTTCCTCGAAAAGGCAGAATTTGACGGTACGAGCAGATTTTTCCATGCTACAAAGACAGACGTGATCAACAAGCTCACGGGCTCTAAGATCATGTTCCGTGGTATCAAGACCTCTTCAGGTAATCAGACGGCCAAACTGAAATCCATTCACGGTATTACTACATTCATCGTTGACGAAGCCGAGGAGTGGGCATCGGAGAAGGAGTTTGAGACTATTATGCTCTCAATCCGCCAGACCGGTATACAGAACAGAATCATCATTATTATGAATCCTACTGACAATAATCACTGGGTTTATAAGAGATTTATAGAAAAGACACATAAGGAAGTGATGTATGACGGTGTGTCCGTTCAGATCAGCACTAATCCGAATGTGCTTCACATTCATACGACCTACCTCGATAATCTGGAAAACCTATCTCCGGAGTTTCTGAAAGAAGTAGAAGAGATGAAAGTCAATGATCCGGAGAAATACGCACATACCGTCATTGGCCGTTGGGCAGATGTTGCCAAGGGTGCCGTGTTCAAGCATGTGAGTGTAGTACGGGAGTTTCCGAAGTGGTGCAAGCATGTTGCAGTTGGTCAGGACTTTGGCTATACTAATGATCCGTCTGCTTCCATTAGATGCGGAGTTATAGGCAACGACTTGTATCTTGATGAGATAGACTACCGTACAGGATTACTTTCGAGTGACATCATAAAGGTATTACGGCCTTATGGACTGAAAGTCATTGCCGACAGTGCGGACCCACGGCTTATACAGGAGATACACAACGGTGGTGTGAAGATTTACCCGGTTGAGAAAGGTCCGGGATCTATCAACGCCGGAATAGATAAGATGCAGAGCATGAATATCTTTGTTACCGAACATTCGTATAATCTCCGGAAGGAGTTCAGAAACTACGTCTGGGCGAAAGACAAAGACGGTAATTATATCAATGAGCCTGAGGATCATGATAACCACGGCATAGACGCTGCGAGATATTATATTCTGGGCGAACTATTGGGGAGAATACAGAAGCCACGAATTGACATTGCAGCGGCTTTCGCAAGATAAATTGAATATTATGGTTATAACAGGAACATCAGCAACAACACCATCAACCTTGGAAGAGGTTTTGGCCCTTCCGAATGAGGAAATGAAAATATATTATCTCATGCACGGGCGGAGGTTTCCGAATCCTGATCCTCTTGCACTGTTAAGGGACTGGGATCCTCGCCGGCATAAGATCATGGATCCTAATGAGTACAAGAAAATACGGGTGCTTAAAAAACCGGCATGGGTAGAATATGATGACAATACGAAAACATCTGTTCAGCATTCTAATGAATATGAAGAAAAAGAGCCGAACAGGATTGCACTTCCTATAGAACAGGATCAGGTGAATATTCATACGGCCTTTACTGTCGGCACCGAGCCGACTTTAGACTGTACACCGGCAGATGATAGCGAAAGTGCATTGTTAGGCTGTGTCAAGAGAGTTTTCAACACCAACAAGCTGAAGTATCAGAACCGGCAGATAGTCCGCTCATGGCTTTCTGAGACAGAGGTGGCGGAATACTGGTATATTGTTCCTGACGACGGGTTCTGGCCAAAGCTGAAGAAGAAATATCCTGATGTATTCGGTAATGTGCCACCGATGTATAAGTTAAAGTGCCAAGTATGGTCGCCTTTTCGGGGAGATACTCTTTATCCGTTTTATGATGATGGGGGGAATCTTGTTGCGTTCTCACGTAGATATAAGACAGTTGACCTTTCGGGGGCGGAGCATGAATGTTTCATGACCGTCACTGATACGATGGTATATCAGTGGGATTTGAGCAAAACATGGCAGCCGAATTCCGTTCGTACTTTTAAGCATGGATTTACAAAGTTGCCGGTTATCTATGCTCACAGGCCGAACACGCTTTGCGAGAAGATACGTCCTATCAGGGAGCGTCTTGAAAAGTGTCTGTCTGGCTATGCTGATTGTATTGATTTCCATTTCTTCCCGATCTTAATGTTGTTCGGAGACTTGGATAATGTGAAGAATACTGATATGCGTAATCGTATTATGCAGATGACTGGTACTGATGCTAAGGCTGAATATCTTACATGGGATCAGGCGTCCGATCCCGTAAAGGTAGAGATTGATACTTATTTTAACCAGGCATACGCTCTGACAAATACACCACGTATCTCTTTTGATCAGATTAAGGGTACAACCGCCCTTAGCGGTGTGGCATTCCGATATGTCTTTATGGGCATCCACGCAGCTGTCGAGAATCATGCAGAGGAGCTTGGCCCGTTCTTTCAACGCAGGGTAAACTTCATTATATCGGCCCTTGGTTCAATCAACACGACTCTTTGGCAACCATCAAAGACTCTGGAGATTAACACGGAGATTGTGCCATATATCATTGATTCTGTTGATGATAAGGTTACGACTGCTGCCAAGGCTGTTGAAGGTGGCGTATGGTCAACGGAGCATGGTGTGGCTTTCTGCTCTGACTATGGTGAGACCAAAGATGAGGTGGAGCAGATTATGGAAGAGAAGCAGAAAACCGCACAACCTACGGATGACAATGGCCAGCAGACCGGAAAATGATATGTTTTCTTCATGTTTTTTATGCATTGTCGATGGTGATTGCTCGTGATGAGTGACCGCCATTTTTTATTATTTACAATGAAGGCCGTTGTAAGTAGCATGGCGTCAAATCACTTCTATACCTCTATACCCTTTTGTAACTTTGTTAAAAGTTTACAAAAAGGAAAATTCTATGAATATCTATGAACAGATTCTTGCGGGTCTCAAAACCAAGTTCAAAGGGGTTGAGGACGCTACGCTCCAGCGGATCGCTACGAACAAATCCGAAGGGGTCACGGACGAGAAGCAGGTTACGGCTATTATAGACGGGATCAGCTTTCAGGACGTGTTACGGAGTTACGGTGACTACCGGGCAGATGATGCACAGAAGACCGCAGTCAAGAGCTACGAGAAAAAGTACAATATCAAGGACGGGAAAGCTGTTGAGGATCCTACTAAAAAAGTTGAGCCTACGCCACCTAAGAAGTCGGAAGAAAAGACAGAACCTTCTCTGGCCGAACAGATTGCCGGTGCGGTTACTGCTGCAATGAAGCCGATAAATGATCAGATTACTGCAATGAACGCAAAGACACAGGCGCAGGAATGGAACGCAAAGATAGACGAGGCTGCAAAAAGCTTTGGAATCCCTGAGTTCGCATACAAAGGCAAGACTATTGATCCTCAGACCGACCTCAATAAGTATTTCGTTGATTTGAAGCAGGAAATGACCAATTCTGGATTTCAGTTCGCCAAGGCCCCACAGACAGCCAAGGAAGAGCAAAAGACGGATACGGATAATATTGCCAAGCAGATCAATGATGGTACCAAGGAAATTGTAGAGAAAAGAGAATCTGTCGAAGAACCTAAAAAATAATTTTTAAAAAGATTGAATTATGGCAGGATGGAAGTATAATATTACTCCGCCGGATGAGCAGGAAGAGCGTTATGATGTTTCTTCCGGCAGACGTCGGATAGGAGCTTTTGTTCTTAATGTGAATGGGCTTGCGCTCGACTCTTACGTTCCTTCATTTACTCCGATTTGTGCAGACCTCGTAAAGAAAACGGCTGCAATCGTAGTGAACTGCAAGGTAGTGGAGGATGCAGTGGCTACAGCTACGAACATCAAGATTGCAAAAGGCTCTTATGTGGTTTCCGGGACTATTCTCGGTAATGGATCGGCAGGAGCAACAGTAGACTCTATTGATAAAACCAATGCAGATTATGATGTTGTTACATTGAAGGCTGCATTTGGAGCAGCACTCTCTAATGGAGATGTTCTTTTCACGGCAAAGACTACGGCAGGAAAGGCCCAAAGTATCGTCGCAAATTCCGCACTCTTTGAAAATCACAAGGTAACTTCTGGTATCAACAATGTTGCACTTCTGATGAAGGCATTTGACATTGAGCCGGATAAGCTGGTTACACCGTTCTCTGCAAATGACAAAGCTAACTTGCCTTATTTTCAGTTTAACGAATAAAAGCAGAAAGGAGAATAAATTATGGAATTGACAATACAAGCGCTGTTCAATGAGCCACAGATCGTAGATGCAATCATCAACCGTGTCATGCAGACCCGGAAGGATACAATCTATTGGCAGCAATATCTTGATTTCAGACCAGTAACCACCCGTGTGTGGAAAAGCTATATCGGCACAGTCAGTGGCGTTATGGCAGGTTCAATCAACTCACAGTATGGCCGTAAGCCTATTCGTGAACGCCGTAATATCGGTTATGGCTATGGTGAAATTGCTTACCTCGGAGACCGCTATCAGATTTCTGTTGACCGTCTGAGTGATTTGCAGGATCTGATCGATAAATACAATGCTGCTAATGCCACAGGACAGGTTTCTGCATTGAATGACATTATCAACTTTATTTATGATGACTATCGTCAGACCTCGCTCGCAGCCCACAAGCGCATGGATCTTGTTGTAGGCGATCTGCTTATGACAGGAAAGGCAGAAGTGAGAAACAAGGATGCAGCCGTGAATACGCAGAATGCCACTCCGTTGCTGGATATTGACCTTCCTCTTAATACTCTCACGCCGACAAAGGCTGATGTTACGAGTGACAGCAACGTGAAGTTCATTACATGGCTGATGAACAAGGTGGACGAACTCAAGCCTGATTATGGGACTTACCAGAAGATGATCATGAGCCGTGGAACATTCGTTAAGAATATCATTGGTTCAAGTGAATTCGGAGATAAGTTCAAGATGCAACTTTCTCAAAATGAACTGTATGTTTCCACAGGTCTTGTAACCTCTCAACTGGCATCACAGATGTTCACAGGTATCGGACTTCCCGCAATCGAGATCAAGGACGATTATGTTAAGGATCAGACCAAAAAGAACGTACCAGTATATGCAGATGGTCATATTACCCTTTTGCCACAGGATAAAATCGGGTATATGCGCTATCATACTCCTTATGAAGTCAAAGATCCTGTTCCGGGAATCAACTATCGTCCGACAGGTAAGGATAACGGTGATATGGCCATAGGCGCAAGTCATGATGAGAATGGCAGGTATCTTGAGTATACCGCAGAGTGGATTCCGGAGTTTGCGGATCCGACTACCATCACTACCATTGACCTTTCAGCCATTAATGCAGCATAATTATGACGGCAAATGATTATATCTCTCAGAAGTTTCAGTCCTTCGGCATCAGTTTGCCGGAGGCTGAGCTTCTTGACATTCAGCTTTCTTCCGGAGAAAGTGCTGATGCGGATGTGTCGAAAAGCAATCTCACACCCATAAACGTGGCTATCGTGAGATACATTCCAACACTTCTTTTGAGATATAATTCACACTCCGTGTCAGAAAATGGTTTCTCTCGGTCGATGAGCTGGGACACGCAGGGGATAAGGGACTATTATTCTATGGCGTGTAAGCAATATGGGCTGAAAGATGAGTTGAATCAGAAAGCGAGGATAAGTTTCTTATGATGGAATGCGCTCCACATACATTGATGAAAGAGACGGTTTCTAAACCGCAGTACGACCAGTACGGCCGGCAGGTTTCAGAAGGGGAAAAGACGTGGATGGAAGTGTGCAAATGTTTCTGTCACGATAACTCACAGATGAAACAGGTCGCTGTCAACGGTGAATTATGGACTTACAGCTATCATGTAGTATATGAGGGTGCTAAGATACCTCTTAATACTCACGTGAAATGTGTGGACTCTGAAGGAAATGTTATCGGAGAGGGTAATGTAAAGAAGAATGCCGAGTGCTATTCTGACGAACTTAAAGGAATGTGTGACATCTGGCTATGATTGTAACTACCGATATTGAGGATATTATACTTGCTGCCTGTCAAGGCTTCGGAATCAGCAAGACCACTACCGAGACGCCGATTGTCGACGACACTATGAACAGCGGACTTACTGAGGAGATGATCATCATCCATGCGAAGGCGCAGCAGGACGGAAAGTACTGGCTTCCTTCATTTGTCGAGGTCAATGTCTGTGTGCCTGATCTAAGAGATGAGAACAATCACCTTAACAGGAACAGGAACAGACTGAACACTCTTGAGAGGATGGCCGAGGAAATATTCCTTAAATCGGTTGCAGGCGTTCATGACGGAACGAGTTATACTTATTCCCGGTACTCTATAGGCATTGAGGCTGATAGTAACTTCAAATGTCATTATGTGAATTGTAGATTATTGTTTAATGTTTTAAATGTTTGATTTATTATGGATTGTGCAGGAATCAAGAAGATTGTATATGACGATCCGGGCGTTATTACCGCAGCTTTGACCACAGCTACTGCCAAGACGATCATTCAGGCTGCTATTGCTGCTGGCAAGGTAGTACCTAATGTGCATCAGGATACATGGAGCCTTGATGAGGCAGAGAGTGCACCTACCGGATATTCTAACCAGTTGAATGGCAAGAAGTATCGTTATGATAGACCGGCTGCAGGTGATCTTACTCCCGGATTCACGATCGGAGAGTATGATTATAAGACCAAGTCCGAATTTATGGGCGGATCTGTGGTTGTAGATGCAAACAAGAAAATTGTAGGATGGTCACGTGGAGATAAGGCTGCTATTCACAAGGTTCTTTTTTGTCTGACTGATGATGATGTGTGGTTTATCTTCCCGAACTGCTATATCGACGCCCGTGAGGCCAATACTGACAAGGCTGTTGCTATTGCAGTAAAGGCGTATGCACAGGAGTCATCCGTTGCAGGTGTGGCTTCGGAATATGATTTTGACGAAAGTGCAGTAGGAGCATTACAGGCTGTTGCACCGGCAAATTCTTAATTTCGTTTTAGTTGTTTTACTTTTCGGGTGGTGGCATGATTTGTCCCCGCCCGTTTTAAATTAGGTTATTATGGATCATAGTGCAAGAGTAATAAGTGATGCGATTGTCGGAAATGATTTCAAGACCGTCTTCGTGAACGGTAAGGCGTATACTCTTGATCCCCCTACGATAATCAAGATAGCTGGCGCAACGTCCTGTCTGTCAAGGGTGGAAATGGATGATAAGGCACAAACGATCAAGGAACTGCTTATGTCATGCAAGGATGCGAAGAATTATGCAAGGGCATTGTCATGGCTGATAGAAGGAGATGATAAGTTGACTGATGAACTTTCTGAAGGTACTTATGAAGAAGTTATCAATGCCCTCTGTGATGGGTTCGATTTACTCTCTCCACAGGTTTTTTACAAAGCTGCCAGTTTGATGAAGACCGCAAGCCAACTGACAGCAAGTCACAAGTAGAATTATCGGGCGGAAGGACGTTGCTCGGCCTTATTGCAACGTTCATGGATACATTACACCTGACCTATGACGAAGTGGTCAACAGGATACCGTATCGGAATATGATCATAATGCAACGTGACAAGCAACATGAGGCACTCTATGGTAAGGTGCACAGGATAAGTGGAAAGGAGCTTGCCAATAGGCATAGAAATGGAAGATAATGTGAAAAAGAACTGTTTTTATTATTTTATTTACGGATCAAGGTGGTCAAAATGACCGCCTTTTTTCCTTACAATGGCTTCATTGTAAGTATTTTCTTTTCAATTTCATCAATTCTAAATTCTTCTTTAGGTAACTTTGTCTAAAAAGGAATTATGGAGTTTACGGGTGACACATCAGGGCTTGACGAGCTGGAAAAGCAGCTTGATAATGCCTATTTTGGTGGTCTTTCCAAAATAGGAAGGGACGCAACAAGAAATGCCCGTATTCAGGGGAAATACCAAAACCATACTGGCAACCTTCGCAATGGCAATGGCGGTTGTGTAGTCCGTGACGGTCAGATCGTAGATTTATGGGTGAATAATGACGGGGCACATCCTGATGCGATGGAAAATACTCGCAATCTCCTTATTTACTCAGAGAAACAGGGTGACGGACTCTACCTTGCGAATGGTATGGAATATGCTTCATATGTTGAGAGTAAAGGATTTGATGTGATAATGTCCAATGGCCTTCTTTATGCAAAAAGGCAGATTGAAAAGAAAATATAATTATGGCTGGAATAATAGCGAACACAGACGGAGATATACAGAAACTCCGTGCATTGAAGAATGAGATTGAGAATGTCAAGAAATCCCTCAAGGGTATCAACGTGAAAGTTGATATTGACATCAAGGAGCAGGCTGAGAAAAGGCTGCAAGAACTCACTAAGGAATATGATGAACTCGGCAGGAAGGTTTCTGAGACTACTGCCAAGATTGACAGGTCAGCACAGAACATAATCAATGCTACCAGCAAAATAACACAGGCGCAGGAGAAACTCTCCAAGGCAGCTATGGGTACTTCTTCCGGAAAGGCTAATGCCGATACATCCGGGACGAAGGCACAGACGGAATCCGTAAAGGCACAGGCTAAGGCTTATCTTGATTTGAAAGATGATATAGATGCCGTGCTGGGAACGAGAGAAGATAATATTCACAGGATGGTAGAGGAGCAGAATGCCATCCGCCTTATCAATGCAGAGATAAGTCGTATTAACAAATCCGAACAATGGAGTGGAGATCTTTCATCTGCGCAGAAAGCACGCCTTGATGCGCTGAATAATTCCCTTTTGCAGCATAAGACTGCACTTTCAGAGGTCAGACAGTCCCTTGCGAACAATGCTAAGATGGACATATCGGCAGCTACGAGCATGAATGAGATGTCTCAGTCCCTTTCGAGAATGAGGATAGCCTACAGGTCTCTTTCCGAAGAGGAGAGAAACTCACCTTTCGGCAAGGAACTTCTTGCTTCTATTCAACAGGCGGATGCGAAGATAAAGGAACTCGATTCAAGTATTGGAAATAATCAGAGGAACGTCGGCAATTACAAGATGGCATGGAATGGTCTTGATATATCCGTGCAACAGATTGTAAGGGAGCTGCCATCATTGAAGATGGGTATTAATATGTTCTTTCTCGCCATATCCAATAACTTGCCTATTCTGACTGATGAGATCAAGCGGACACGTGAGATGAATGCTGCAATGAAGGCAGCCGGCAAGGAGCCTGTACCTGTATGGAAACAGCTTACAAAATCTTTGTTTAGCTGGCAGACAGTGATGATGGTGGGAATTACCTTGCTAACAATGTACGGGAAGGATATTGTAAACTGGGTAAAGAACCTTCGTAAGGGTAACGAGGCACTGGAAGATGCTACGGCAGCAGCCAAGGCCCATGCAGCAGCTGTGAAGAAGATGCATCAGGAGTGGACTGATAGCGTGGCGGAATCCGCCAGTAAGCAGATTTCTGAATATATGAAACTGCAAAGAGAATGGAATGCCCTTGGAAACGACATGAGGAAAAAGGAGTTCTTTATCCGTGCTAACCAGAGTGCATTCAATGACCTTGGCTTTTCCGTTAATAATGTAACCCAGGCGGAGAGTGTCATGGTCAAGAATACGTCTCTTGTGGTACAGGCTATCATGGCTCGTGCAGAGGCAGCAGCATATGAGGATGAGATGACGAAATCCCTTAAAAGAAGGATTGAACAGACAGAAAATAACAAAAGGACTGTAAAGGGTGGCGGATATTACCATCGTGTTAATAAGGGCAAAAAATATAATATCGGGGATGATAATCTAAAAGGACTTAAAGAGGGCGTGGACTATGTAAACAGTGAGAGTGCATTTGCATATAATCCAAATCATACCCTTACCTACACCCTTACTTCATCAGGAGCAGCAAAAATAAATAGGAAAAGAAATCGTGAATCTTTTACGAAACTGAAGCGTAACAATAAGCGTGCGTATGATGAGTATAATAGCGACATGAAGGATCTGACTTCCGACCTTACTAATACTGTTAAGAGGCAGAATAAACTTATCACTCGGATAGGTGTTCCCAAATACAATAAGAATGACTACCAGCAGGAGCAGAAGGATAAGAGGGTAGAAGCAACGGCGGAGAGGAAACATTTGGCAGCAGAACGTCTTGCAGAGCATCGTGAGGAAGCAGATAGGAAGAGAAAGGAAGCCAATGCACAGAAAGAAGCTGCCTCGGAAGAGAGGGTGTCTGAAATCAAGACGAAAGCCCAGCTTGACAGTGAGCGGAAGGATAGGGACTTATCTTATGATACTACTCAGGCTGAAATTGACGCAATGCGTGATGGATCTGAGAAGAAGTTACGGCAACTTGACCTCGATAAGACGAAGGAACTTGATAAGGTTAATCGTGACTATGAGGATCTGCGCCAGGCTCGCATAGACAATGCCAAGAAATTGTGGGGTGCATCAAGAAAGAAGGGGAATTTCTATAAAAGTTCCGCCTATGCCTATGCAGCCAGTGATGACCGTTATACTGATGCGCAGAAAGGAAACAGGAAAGCTCATATCTCTGCCGTATATGCCACTTACAACAAGGGCGTGTATGATGAATCATCCGCTTTACAGAAATCCATGAACGATTATCTGAAAGCCTTTGGAAGTGTACAACAGCAGAGAGCTGCAATAGCTGCCGAATATGACCAGAAGATTGCCGAGACGGCTGATGTATGGGCAAAGAGGACACTGGAGCAGCAGAAGGAAACTGCCGTATCCATGTTTGACTTTAGCCAGTTCAAGAAGTCAATCAACTGGGAGGAAGTGTTCGGCAATCTATCCGATTTATCTTTAAAGACCTTGCGTGATCTGAAGGTGAAAATGCAAAAAGAGCTTTCGCAGGATATGAATCCTACAGATTACAAAACAATTGTTGACAGCATTAATCAGATTGACGATCAGATAAGTAAGAAAGGGCATGAGATAGCGTCTGCTTTTGGTCTTGCCGTTCCAGAACTTGATAGAATTAAGCGTGCACAGGAAGACGTAATTACTTATCAGAAGCAATTAAATGGTCTTATTACCGAACAGAAGAATCTTGAGACGGCAATTATATTGGATCAACAATATGCTTCAAATCTTCTCGCAGGAGTAAAAGTGGATGTCAGTCCGTCTAAAATCACAGAGCAGAACAGAGATAAGATAATATCTGCTGTATCGTCTCCTGAACTTAAAGCCCAGTTGGAAAAGCTGTTTGATGATATTTTCAGACACGAGAAGGAATTGACAGACAATAAGCAAAAGCAGCAAGACACTCAGGGTAAGAAAAAGGGTGCAGAAGATAGAAGTAATCCTTCTTGGATGGATAAAACAATGGCAAGGTTAACCGGAGCATCGCAGACAGTCGGTCTTGTAAATTCTAACATTCAAAGTCTGCCTATGGCCTTGAAAAACTTAGGGGTAAAGGAAGATTCTGGACTTTACAAAGGAATGGAACAGTTTGCTCAAGGTTCTCAGGATGTGTCTAACGCTCTTAAATCACTTGTGAGCGGTGATGTTGTCGGTACAATAGGAAATGTGGCAGGCGCTTTCAAATCTTTGGGCAATTCTGTAACCACATGGTTCGGCCTTGATGGAAATAATGCAAAGCGGATTAAGAGATGGCAGAACACTGTGGAGAAATACCAGCAACTTGATAAGGTATGGGATTCCCTTATCCAAAAGAAGAAAGAGTATCTCAATATGTCGTGGGGTAGTGAAGCCGATAAGACAGAGAAGGAGATACAGAAACTTATGAAGGCTGAAGACGAGGGGACAAAGGCGAAAGCTGAATCATGGCTGAACACCAAAGCTAAGCACCATGCAGCATCTCACACCCAGTGGACTTGGATGAGCAGACATTGGGGAGGACAGCAGGGATTTGACAATGTCGTATCAGACTTGAATGCAAAAGGGTTTACAAAGGATGCTAATGGCGATAAGATAAGCATTAGCAGTGTAATGGATTTCTTTAAACTGACTGAGGATGAGTTGTATCAGGTAAAAGAAGATTTCCATGACATTTGGGCTACTCAGGATACAACCTTCTCTGGCTATCTTGATGATCATATCAAGGGGCTGTCTAATATGACGGAGGCTTCACAAAATGCAGTAGACAAAGTAGTGGGTTCCGTATCAGACCTCTCCTCTTCAATGGAGAATCTTGCTAAATCCTCAAAGACCACGGTCGCAGACGTTTCAAATTCATTTGATGATCTGTACAATAATGAAGTGTGGCAGATGTTGACTCAAAAGGGTTCAGATTATTATAACCAGATGGTCCAATTCCAAAAAGATTTCAAGAAATCAGAAGAAAATGGAACTCTTGAAAAGGATGCAACAAAACTTAAGAAAGAATATTTTGATAATTATAATGGGGTAAAAGATAAATACGATTCTATCACCTCAGCAGCAGGTACAGATACTTCCGAGCAGAGTGCCACGGCAAACGGTATCTCTTCTATCTCATACGAACAGGCAAGCGATATTGAAGGTATTGCCACGGCTATAAATGTGGAAGTCAGCCAGATGAATGCAAAGGGTGATACGCATGTATCTATAATTAACGCTACATTAGAGGATATGGCAGCGCAAGGATCAGTATTGAATCAAATAGCAGATAATACACGAGACCTTATTGCGAAAGGATATACTGAGTTGAAGGGTATACATAATGATACTTCTTCGATAGATAAAAGAATCGAGGATATGGCTTCGGATGTATCTGATATAAAGAAGAATGTAAAGAATATGTAATTATGGCAGATTTATTGATTAACGGCAAGGATGCTTATGCAATATACGGTGTGAGAATGGGTGACGACTTTCTGGACGCATTAGGGGCGTCGGCTCCTCTCAAAGGCTATGTGACTAATGACAATCGTCTTGAGAACGGAGTTAGATATTCAAATTCCACCCCGAAAATTGACGAACGGTCAGTAACACTTATCTTCACTATTGAGGGTAGCGATCACACAGATTTCTTAGCAAAGAAGAAAGCATTTAACAATGTCCTGTATGCTGGGGGAGTGGATATTTGCGTTCCTTCTGACAGCTCAGATGTCTATCACTTGAAATATACGGGCACATCAGTGACTTATGCGCAAAATTTAGAGCGTACCTTTGCCAAGATAAGTGCTTCATTCAAGGAGCCCGATCCGACGAACAGACAATAAAGCTATTGTAAGTAATAAATTGTATTTTTCATAAAAGGGGTGTAACTTTGAAGTCACCCCTTTCTATTTCTATAATATTATTTACCTAATATCATATTGGACAACATTTGAACCTTACTTCTAAATTCTGAAATAATATTTTCTTCTTTATAAGTTATTCCCTGTATATTTTCTCCACATTTGCTACAATATTTGTTATTAATATCATTCTTATGCCCATTTGGACAAATATAAACATCTTGTTCCTTCCCGAACATCCCAAGTTTTGCGTTGGTGATTTGGCCTTTATTTGGTAAATCATCTAATTTGGCAAGTAGAATCTGCATATCTTTCAGATCTTCACAAGTATAAAACTCTTTTTCTGTCTCAAGTAATTTAATAGCATAATGTAGATCATCATCTATTAATTTTGTTACAGATTTAGCATCAAATAACTTGCAACTCTTTATTACAAGAACTAATGTATCCTTATATTTGGGGAAAAGATTATATAAATAAGGGATAGAAAGAGACGGATCTATTTTTCTTATATATTCAATTACCCTTTTAGTATCTGTACCATCAGAATAATATAATTTCAGCATTTTTTCTACTAAAGATAATTGGGGATCTCTCATAATACTCTCCCATGTTGGTTGAGAAAGAAAATTTATGCCATTCTCTTTTACATATTCAACATTCTTTTTTGTTTCTAATTTATTGATCAAATCATCTGGATATACAATTTTCTCTTCTTTAATATCATTTTTAAATCTATTCTCTATTAAACATGCAGTTCCTGTGGCTGAAATCATCAGCATGCCTTTGCCTTTTCCGGAAATCTCGTCAAAGTCGATTCGAAAACCGACAATAGCATTTGCTCCCAAGGCTTTTGCTTTTTTAGTTAAGCTGTCTTTAGCTGATTTATACATCAAATCCATTTTGTTCTGGTAAGTTCCAGAATTACCCCCAAATATATCAGTAAATGAAGCTGCTATATCTGAGAATAAATTTGTGCCTATTACAATATTAGAATTTACAACGCCCAAATAATCTTTTATAGGGCAACTTTCTATATTGCCTGTTGTAGTAATGATAAATCTTTCCATGAAAAACATTTATTTAAATATCTATTTCTCTTTATAATCAGAAATATTCCATTCTGCATCAACATATTCATCACCATTCGGATGTGAAGGTATTTTTACGGTAATTATAGAGTTTTTTGTAATCGTAAATTCTTTATAAACTACTGTTTCCAACGGATAATCATCAGAAGTAATAACAATCATATATTTTCCGGATTTTAAAGTTCCGTCAGCATTTTTTACCGACAGATCATCATTAAAAAATACATTATAACTATATGGTTTATTACCACTTTTATGCAATTCTCCATCATGAATAGATGCATACTTTGATATAGGAAATATCGTACAATCCTCACCAAAAGAATTCTCATAATGATAATATGGTGGAGATACTGAACCATCCAACCACCAAGCAAGCAAAGGTTTCCCTTTTATAACAGTATCTCCGTCCTGTTTATAGAAAATATATACATTTCCTTCAGGTCTTACAACTGCATCGCTTGTAACATTAAACTCTAAAAATGAAAATGTATTTTTACTCGAATCATCTCCATCATCACCGCCCGAACATGCTGAAAAAGCAAACACAATGGCAAATGCCATCATCATAAAAAATAAAGTTTTCTTCATTATCCGTAAAATTAGTAGCGCAAATATAGCATTTTATCTGCTAATAACCAAAAAGAAAAGATAAAATTATTAATAAAAAGGAAGACTATTTTTGAGGGTAAGCAGCCTTAAATAACTATTCTGTGGGCTTTGCCGTGTAATACCTCGTGCTGTTTGTCTCGCTGCATTACGATAAGAAAAAAGAGAATACTTACAATGAGCCAGTTGTAAGTAACTCTTCGCAAACTGACTTCAGATTATCCGTTCCATTACGTAATTTTGTCCTAAAGCGCAATGAAATGGACATTTACGGAATAGATGATAAGGTCATACTTTCGGCGATTTTGACAAAGGATGCCGAACA